CTGATGGCATCATGCGTCAGCGCCCCATCCATCTGCGCGTCGTCGCCCGTAACGTCTGTGGTCAGGCGGATCGCGGCGGGGCGGATGCCGGGGGCCGCGCGCAGCGTCAGCCCATTCAGCATCAGGTCGCGATCATGGCTGGTAAATCCCAGCGTCACACCGTCGCGCCGTTCGATCCGCCAGAAGAAAGCTGTGGTGGCCAGCAGGTCCACGCTCATGCCGCTTCCCTGATCTCGACCAGCGGAACGCTGGGGGCCTGCCCTGCAGCAAAGCCCGCCGCGTTGATCGCCAGGCGATCTTCGGCAAAGCGAACCGGCACGTCGAACAGGAAGCCCGCCCGAACCTCCGTACCCTCTGCGGGCGCGGCGTCGAGCACCACTTCGCCCAGCGGGTCGAGCGAAAAGGCGGCGGTTTCCTGACCGCCGACCGAGACCTTCACCGTGGCAGAGCGCGGCCGGGTGATCCGCCGGACCTGCGGCTCTTCCCCGTCTCCATATCGTTTGACGAGCGCAAAGCGCGTGCGCTCCCCGTCGCCTGTGCCAATCAGCTGGTCCTGCGCACCGGGCGATCCGGTTGCGCCGTTCGACGAATGGTCGAACGGATCTGCCAGGCGAAAGCCGCGCGCCGGGCCGTGACGGGCGCGGAAGAAGGCGAGCAGGGTGGCCAGCTCGGCTTCCGAACGAATGCCGGGGCCGACATCGAAGTGCAGCCGCGCATCCGCCCAGTGTGCGGTGCGCCGTTCGTGGCTCGAGGCGGTGACCAGCACCGAGGTGGAGAATTCGGGACTGGCACTGGCATCGCGCCCCAGTGCGAGTGGATAGGAAATGTCATCGAAGCCTTGCATATGGTCCTCTTTCGATGGCGCGAGCCGCGTGTATCCGTCGCGCGCGACCTGCGGCAGCGCCCAGACGAAGCGTTGGTTCACGCCCCGCTCCGCTGCCTCGTCCAGCGCCTCGTCGATCCGTGGCCACAGCGTTTCGGCATCCGGCGCAGACAGCACGAAGCCAGCGAGATAGTCCTGCCGGTCGGCCGGGTAGCCGAGCCGAGCATCGACCAGATCATAGGCATTGCGCCGCCTGGTGGTGGCATCCGCGATCAGCCAGTCGTAATCTTCGACCTGAAGCCGGTCGAAAGCGGGAAAGGCCCAGCCGACGGGAAGGTTGGCGCGCTTGAGTTCGGGCATCAGCGGGTCGAGCACGGTTGGCGTAAAGACCAGCAGCAGCAATTCGGCCGGCCCGTTCGCCGCATCGCGCACGGCATCCGCCAGCGCGGCGGTGGATTGCGCCAGAAGCGTACCGACCCAGTCGAGAAATTCGAAATGGTTCTGGTAAAGCGGCAGCTTCATATCCGGGATATGCGGCGCGAATGGCTGGGCGTTGGCCTTGATCCATGAATCGTAGAAGCACGGCGTGCCGTCCGGCATGACCCACCACCACGGCTCCCCGATCTGGAACCGCACCGGCACCCCCGCTGCCTCGATCAGGCCGACGAACCGCCGCGCAACCGAACGCAGCCATTCCATCGCCGGCTCGCTGGTGGGGCGCAGCACGGTGGAGGGCGGATCCCAGCCAGTCAGCGCCTTGAGCCCGAAGTAGCTGCGCTGGCTCCAGTCGTCCGGGCAATGGTCGGCCAGCAATTCGTAGGACAGCGAGACGATCGGATCGAACCCGGCTTCGGCAAGCCCAACCAACAGGCTTTCGTGCCAGGCGCGCGCGGGCTCGCACAGCGTCCCGTCGGGGTCGGCGAGCAGGCGGCCTTCGCCCGGCACCAGCCGGAAGAAATGGCTCATCCCGACATAATGGATCACCCGCCCGCGATAGCCGAGGTGGCGAACCTGGCGGATCAGCCGGGCCGGGGTCTGGTTGAAGGCGTCGTCGTAGGCGGTCGCAATCTGCTCGCCATGTTCGGGCAGCAGGCTATCGCCGATTTCCAGCATGGCGCGCGCACCGTCGCAGGAAATCGCGCTCAGTTCTGCCCAGCCATCCGCGCGTGTCGGCAGCGGATCGGCTCCCCCCGGCACGTATCCGGGCGGGACGAGAGAGATGAACATGCGATCTATGTCGCCGGGGTGGACCGGTTCGCCGGGCACGGCGAACCCGCTTTCAAGCGACGAGAAGGGCAGGGTTACGAGCGCATCTTCGGGCGAACCATCGGCGTAGTTCCACAGGCGCACATACCAACTGCGCGCATTGCCCGCCGCGTCGCGCCCCTCGATCGTCAGGGTCGGGCCGTTGACCGCGTCGAGCGCGATCACCCCGCCGCTGCGCCAGTGGAAGCTGAGCACAGTGTGGGCATAGTCGCGATCTGTCGCGTAGGCGTGCAGCGGATGGTCGAGCGTGTCCTCGCTCGCCCAGATCAGCCCCGCCAGCTCGCCCGAATGGTGAAACTCGCACGTCACCCGCAGCGCATCGGGGGCGGTGGTGACGACGCTGGCCATCATCGGGCGGGGGAAATTGACCGTCCAGAACCGCGGATCGAAACGCTGGATGTGGTCGTGTTCCTGCCCCTTGCGGGCAGACGCGAGCCAGTATGCCATCAGGATCCCTCCATCGCACGGCGCACTGCCGCGGCAATCTGTCGGCTGGAGCGTTCCAGCGCGACCGGCGCCGCCGTGCCCGCAGGCGCAGCCAGCTGGATCGAAACCGCGACCTGCCGGCTATCTCCCGCCGCCGCGGCAGGAACGATCCGGCCATCGCCCGGTGGGACGAACAGCTCCGGTCCGCGCTCGCCCACGAGATAACCACGCTGCGCGCTCACCGGGCCGCCCGTGGCGCGGCCCGGCAGGCCGAGTGCTCCATTGAGCAGCGTTCCCAGAAAGCCACCGGCGGGATTGCCCGCGCCAAGCAGCTGGCGCAGCCCGAGCTTCAGCGCCTGCGCCGCGATCCGGTCGATCGCTTTGCTGGCTGTTTTCTGCAGGTCTTCGAAGCCGAGGCTACCGCGCCGGATTGCAGACAGCAGGCCGCGCTCCAGCACATCGCCCGCGCGGGCAAAGCCGGACACCAGTTCGCCATCGAGATCGCGCCGCATTTGCGCCATGTCCTGGGCAAAGCCGCGCGTGTTCGCGCGCACATCGACCAGCAGTTCGTCGACCGTTTCGCTTGTCGGATCAGCCATCGGGATCGCGCTCCATCATGCTTTCGAGATCGCCGCGCGCCATGCCTTGCGCGGTGGGAGTAACCGGGCCCAGCGCGGTGGCGAGTTCCGCCGGGGTGGCGCGCCAGAACGCCTCCGGCGGCCAGCCGAGCGCCTGTGCGGCAAGCGCAGCCAGCGGCGGAAGCCCGCTCCTGAACTCGCTCATCAGCGGCCCTGCAGGATCGCGGCGAGCAGGGCACGCAGCGGTTTTGTGGCTGCGGCCAGTCCGCCCGCGATAATCGCTTCGCCCACAGCCTCCCGGCTCAGACCGTCGCGCGTTTCGAGGCAATGCCAGAACAGCGCCGCGATTTCGGACAGGCGCAGTTCCCCTGCGCCCGCCCGTTCGACCAGCGCGAACAGCGGGCCAAGCTCTTCTTCTGCCGCGACCAGCGCGGTAAAGCTGGGGCGCAGCGTTCGCCGTTCGCCCGCGATACGCAAGGCCGCCTCGCCCCTGACCGGGTTGGCCGCGCTCATGCCGGGGCGACCGCGCCCGAGCTTTCGAGCTGGATGGTGTAGTTGCGCTCGCCGTTGAAATCGCCCGAATAGTCGAGCCGCTGGACGAGGAAGCGGCCGCGCAGCCGCGCGCCATCCTCGAACGACAATTCGTAATCGTCGATCGTGCCTGCCAGCGCGTGGGCCTGTACGCGCGCCTCTGCATCGGAGCCGAGGAAGATACCGCCCGCACTGACCGAGACCGAGCGGGTGCCCGCGCCCGACAGCAATTCGCGCCAGCCGCCCGAATCCTTGTGCGTCACCACCACGCTGTCGCCGTTGATCGCCATTTGCGTGGTGCGCAGCCCGGCGACGGTTTCGTATGCGGGCGGCACTGCGCCGTCGCCGATCTTGAGAAGGAAGGCGGAGCCTTTTTGGGCGGTCATGACGGGAAGCCTTTCTGAACGGGTCAGGGTTGAGTGGTTTCGAGGATGCGGAAGCGGTATTCGCGCAGGATCGCGCGGGCATTGCGGGGGCGGCGCTCGGCGCGGCCCCGCAGGAAGGTGGCGCTCACGACGCGAAAGCCGATCTGGGCGGCGGGGAGCGCGAGGGCGCGCGCGTCGACCCGTTTGGCGAGATCGCCACCGATCGCGGGATCGTCGCCATGCAGGCGAAGCTCCACCGCGACGCGCACTTCGCGCCCCGCGCAGGTCTTGGTACTCCAGTCCGCCGAGGCGCTGGCAACCAGCGCCAGCCAGGGGGTGGACGCACGCTCGATCTCGGCCTCGGCGACGATATTGAGTGCCGACGCGATGGCGGGATCGGCGCGCAGATGCTCGATCAGCGCGGCGCAAAGCTGGGTTTCCATCAATCGTCTCCGAAGTCGGGCCAGAGCTTGTGCGCCGAGCGCCAGGACTTGCTGCCGGGACGCTGCGCCCGCGCGTCCAGACGGCGCAGCGCGCGCCGCTCCAGCGCATGGGCAAGTCGGTCGAGCGCCGGAATCCTCGCACGGATCATGCGCGCCATCAGGCGAGCCTCAGGACGCGCCACGGACGCCACAGCGCCGCGATCGCTGCCGGTGGTTCGGCCGCCACCGCTTCGCCTTCGCGGTGGAGATAGGCGGCGAAGCGCAGGATGCCGTGGCGCAGGCCATCGGGCAGGCTGCCCCAGTCCGCCGCCAGTCCGGCTTCCAGCGTCACCACCACCCGGCTGACGAACGGCCCACGCCGCAAGCGTAGTTGCGCCGAACCGTCGCCCGAGAGGTGCAGGTCGTACTCGTCATCGCCCAGCGCGGTGCGCACGCCCTCGGCATCGAGCATCTCGACACTGGTCACCTGCGCAATCGGGCGGGTGGTGAGCCGCGTCCACTCGTGGCTCGCATCGCGGGTCTCTTCGATGGTCGCGGCGAGCGGTGTGAGCCCGGTAAAAGCCTCGCACGCCTCCACCCCCGCACCGATCAGCGCGGTCAGCTGCGCATTGTCGGAACTGCGGGTGATGCCGAGCCAGTGCTTCAGTTCGGCCAAGGCGGGCGAGAGATCGCCGCCCGAAAGCACCCGGCGAAGGGATGGCCGTGTCATCGCGGTCTCCTGAAAATGGGAAGGAAGGCGCCCGCGCCGAAGGGTCCTCGAACGGCCAGGGGAGAAGCCGGAGGTGCAGCATCGGCGCGGGCGCAGAGGCGCGGGAGGCTATGGCCCCCGCGCCCCGTCGGCGTCAGGCCTCGATCCGCAGCAGCTTGATCGCTGCGCTGTCGAGCACCTGTCCGCCGATCCGCTTGGTCGCGTAGAAGTGGACGAAGGGCTTGTTGCTGAAAGGATCGCGCAGCACCTGCGTGGCGCTGCGTTCGGCGATCAGGTAGCCGTGGCGGAAATTGCCGAAGGCGATCGGGTATTCGTCCGCCGCGATGTCGGGCATGTCCTCCGCCTCGACCACCGGGT